TTATAGATGTATTTGGATTGGTAGCGGCTACACCAGTATACGGTAACCATGATGCTTGTTGTCCTTGACCAGTGTTGCCGGTTAATGCATATCCACTGTTAGCGGGCCCAGGCAAAGAAGGTGCTACTCCTTTTTGTGCTCCATAGTTTTCTGCTAGAGTAGTCCAAGTGCCTGAAGGGTCTTCTACTTCATATGTTGGTGGTTTAGTGTTGGCTAACGAAGGAATAGAGTTTGCTCCTACGTTTATTAGGTTATCATAAGTATCAGTTGATGATGTTCTACTAACCAAATTTCGCACATAAGCATCATTAATCCCCCAAGTGTGTAATCTTAGTACAGTGTCTTGTACTAAATTCCCAAAAACATAATCATTATTTGTTTTAGAAATTCCTGCTACATTGGTAACAACAGAGTTTATGCCCATGCCCTGATTGTTCAGTATAGCACCCTGAAGATTTACCCCTAACGGACTTTGTTTTCCTGTTAAACTCATGATGTAAGTACGTTAGGGCTACCAGTAATCATTTTGTGACCACAAGAAGATATTGAGCCTAATCTTGCTACAGGTCTACCTTCAACAAATACTGTTGGACTACCGGTAATTATTTTTGATACAGCATGTCTGGGCCCCTTAATATGAGGTGTAAGCATATTACCCATGAGTGCTACTGGTAAAAAATTAACATACACTGTTCTAGAGGTTGCTATAACTTTTCCTAAACCTGTATTTATATCACCCATTTTGCAAATCGGTTTCATAACGTAATCCTTATCCTACTAAAATTTTCTTTTCTGGTACTTTTATTCCAGAAACTGCTTCTGAATATTTGGTTTTAATATTATATTCTGTTTCGCATATAATTGCAATGCTATTTCTATTTAGCGTAAATTCTCCGCTTGGATTTGCAGTAAACACACTAGGTACTAATCCCATACCCTGAGGCCCGGGTGCTACCGATACTGGCTCTGAAATGATCAGATATTCAGGTGTTACTTTTTTAACTCTAGTAATCAATTCTTCTCCTGAGTTTAACTTGATTGAAAAAATCTCATTTTCTTTAATATTCATAAATTTCCTTAGTTGTTAAGTTTTTGTCTTAGTTCAGTAAATCCGCCCACATATTGATCGTCTAGAAAAATCTGTGGGACTGCTCTTGCTGTAGGAACTGCTTCTAACAGTTGTTCTTTAGTCCATTCAGCACCTATCTTTCTTTCTTCAAATACTATTCCCTTCATGGTTAGTAACTGCTTTGCTTGATCGCAATAACTACAGTTTGACTTACTCCATATAATTGCTTTTTGCATTATGATATCCTTAAGGCAACGGGCCAGATACCGGGAATGTCACATCGAGAGGAGCTTCAGTTAACATAGTAGTACCGTCAGGAATAGACCCGCCTCTAAGATTTTCATTGATAGGACCATAACAATCGGCAATCTGAACTCCATTGATTACTTTACCTAAAACACAATCCATTGAAAACATATTACTGCTATTTGCTTCTTTGCTACTAATGTATAATCTTGGAGTAGCTGTTTGTACACTCCAAGTAGGGGCCATGGGAACTTGACCGAGCGGGGCAAACAAAGACCATACATGTCCTGATTCTAAAGGTTCGCATGAACCCTGCATATTACCACCGAGTACATCTGCAACAGCAGATCCGGTCATTACTGGACATTGAGCTACAGCTTCATTAAACTCAGCCGTACCAGTAGGTGTATTTACTGTAATAGTTTTTCCTGTCGGGGTAGCACCTGAAGCTCCGCAGAACGCAAATTGTCCTGTACATACTTCGTATCTAGCGGCTTGTGCAGTTACGCTAAAAAATATTAAAAATAAAATCATAAGTTGTTTTTTCATTTAAATCTCCGGTTAAGTGTGATACTTGTATTTATAGTGTTGTTACTTGGATATTGCGTATGTTCCAGTATGAGCCAGTGTTATTACACAATGCACCCCAGCCATCAGAACCATTCCACCATGGACTATTACCAGGGCCTTCTGGACTGTACCCTTGCCAAAACGAAATCTCAATCCAGTAACCGTTTTGCATAGTAGTAACTAAATCAGACAGATCAGGTGTTTGACTGCCATTAGCGCCATAGCCATCACCGGTATCATATACTACGATACTAATAGAACCTTGTTCATAGGTCATAACCATTCTAGGTATATCATATGTAAAAGTTGCAATAATATCAAATGGCTTAGACATATCAATACTAGTAATATCATGTAATCCTACTGTAGGACTATTCTTCATATTTGCAGCATTAAAGTTAGAATCAGTTAACGCAGGCGCTGCATATGCATATTCAAAACGCTCAGGAGCTGAACTTCCACCATTGCCTAAATGCAATGTTGTTTGAAACAACTTGTTGCCGTTTGTTTCCATAAGATCAATTTCTCTGCAATTTCGTTCAGGATGCGAATCGGCACCTGTACCAGCGTCACAATATGATCCAGTATGATCTGCGGTTGCTTTAGGCTGTGTTTGTGGATCGTTTGGATTTTGTATAAAGTATACAGACGCATTTACATAATCATTTGTCAGATTGCTCAAATCCACAGTGGCTCTAAATTCAGTAATATTAGCATAACTTTGCGTAGATACTACTCTACCTGCTTGACATTGATCTCCTGATCCAAAAAATACAGAGTTACCACTAATAGTGGGTTCACCTTTATCAGTGCAACTCTGACTGTAATCTAAGTCAAATGTGGGTGTTTCAGTTTTTGGACCAGTACTTTGTTCTAACGAGTTTGGCTGACAGGCTACTAATACTGCCGTGATGCCTAACATAACTAACATTTTATTCATTATATTTTCCTTTTATAAATCGGGTAATTCATCATAGTTTACGTCATTAGACATAATTCCTATAACATAGTTTGTGCTTTCGTTTTCTTGTAGTGCAGTTTGTTTGTTACTTGTTGACGAGTGCTTATTAAACCAAGGAATTGGAGTAGACTTAGGAGCACTAGACTGATACTTAATACCTATTTCTTTTAACGCATTCATAGCAGTATAATCTACGAACTCTTTTAAAATATTAGCATTGAGGCCAATAACCGGGCCTTTCTTAAACAAGTAATCCGCCCATGCTTTTTCTTCTCTGATCACATCCATATAAAGAGCATAAACTTCTTGTTCGCATTCTTGTTTAGCTTGAGCAAATCTTGGATCTTCTTTTACTACTTGGTTAATGATATAAGCAGTCCAATCTTTGTGTAAAATTTCATCTTGTAAGATCAAGCTAATAATGTTTCCATTACCAATAAAAATCTTGTTCTCAACCATTGCTAATGAAGTAGCAAAAGATACCATAAATCTAAATGCTTCTAATGCATAGCTGGCGTTTAGTGCCATCCAAATAGCTTTGATATGTTCTTTTTCGTCAATCTTGTGACCTAGCTCTTTTTTACAGTTAAGCACATGTAGCTTGTCATAGTATTGACCTACGCTTGACGCCATATCAATAATTTCTTGCGTGTCATGAATAGTGTTAAAAACGTCTTTTGGTACATTGTAAATATTACGAATAATATGACTATAACTTCTGCTATGAATATTTGTCTCAAAAAAAGTCCAATTGTAAACTAATGCTTCTAGTTCAGGTAGTGAAATAACAGGAGTAAAGATTTGACTGGGTCCTCTGCCTTGTAAACTATCAAGTGCAGTTTGTCTTAAAACATTGCTAGTAAAAATATGTTTGACCGCGTCACTGGCATCTTTGAAATCTTGTGCATCTTTCGTTAGTGAAACTTCTTCGGGGATCCAAAAGAAGCCTCTAGCAGTTTCTTCCAGCTTGGCAATTTTGGGATACTTAAATTCTTCAAATCTTTGAATAGTTACCGGACCTGCGGGATCTAAAAACATCTTTCTTGACAAGTAATCTGTTTTTGTTTCTAAGTTATACTGTTGTTTTGACATTTATCAATCCCCGAAATGTTGTTTAAGTGCGTCAAGTTTGTCTTGATATTCTACTAATTGTTGAATTTCTTTTTCAATAGCACTCATAAGATCAGTGTGATCGTGAATAGCTAAAGGATTAGCTAACATAATCTCTATATTCATTTTATGCTTTTCAATATGTCCTACAAAATGTGCTTCTAGTGCTTTTAAAATTTTCTGTTTCATTTAATAATCCTTATAATTTGCATGATTCGCAATCACTTTCTTCATCGTAATTAACGGGTTCTAACATCTGGGGTAATTCTTCTGCATCAGCTTTAGATCCTGCTTTATTAATCAAGCTGTAATAAAGTGTCTTTCCGCCCCAGTAATAAAACAACATCAAGTTTGCAGCAATCATTGTTGTAGGTACTTTTCTGTCTGCAAAGTGTGCTGGGTTATAAAACGTGTTAGTACTTATGCTTTGATCCACATAAGCTTGTAAGACTGCTGCTGTTTTTAAGTAGTCAACGCAATTAGTTTGATCCCACATTAACTGATACTTGTTTTTCAATCTGTGATATTCTGGAACAACTTGAATAAAACTACCTGCTTTAGATTCTTTTACTGTAATCAAACTCATGGGCATTTCAATACCATTAGTACTATTGATTACAACAGACGAACTTTCTACTGGAGCAATTGCCATTAGAGTAGCATTTCTAACACCATATGTTTTCATTTGTTCTCTAAGTGCTTCCCAATCTAATTCGGGAGTAAAGTCTGCTAATTCGTTAACACCTTTAGCTCTACGTTCCCAGGGAAATATACCTTGACCATACCAAGTTTTATCTGAATCTACACACTTGCCTCGTTCTTTAGCAAGTTCTACAGTTGCTTCAGTTAGATAAAATGCTTGATGTTCCATCCAGCTTTTAACTTCTTGTAAAGAGTCTTGTTCACCATAATTAAAACTACGTTTAGCGTGCCAATATGCTAAATTAGTAACACCAATACCAAGAGGTTGAATTTCATCATTGCTTAATTTAGACTGAATAGACAAGAAATCCTGATAGTCAAGAATATTACATAAACTACGCTGAAGAATTCTACATGCTCTGCGCATATCTTCTGGATTTCTAAATGCTCCCCAATTAATTGAGCCCAAGGTGCATAAGGCGATTCGGCCCTTATCATCATCTAATCGTTTAAATGACTTAGTAGGCAACAAGATTTCTTGACAAAGATTAGATTGATAAATCGTATGATAACTGGTATCAAACGGTCCTTGATTTTGTACGTTGTCAATAAAGGTTAAATAAATTCTACCAGTGTCTGTGCGTTCTTTAAGAATACCACTTTTGAATACATCTTCAGCATTCATTGTTTTTTTACGCAAGTCTTTACGCTTTTCATACGTTACATACAGTTCTTCAAACTTTTTAGTATCGCTGTAAAAAGTTTCATAAAGATCAGGTACTTCGTTGGGGTCAAAGAATGTAATATTTTCTTTGTTCTTAAATCGTCTCCAAAAGAATGCTGATAAGACTACATTGTAATCCATGTGTCTTACGCGAGTTTCTTCTGTGCCTTGATTGTTTTTCAGTACAATAAGATCGTCAAACTGATAGTGCCAAATCGGATATGTGATAGTGGCGGAAGCATTTCTGATTCCTCCCTGTGAACAGGATCTAAGATCACCAAACCATTTTTTCAAGAAAGGAATCATACCAGTGTGCATGACTTCACCTCCTCTGATCGGAGAACCTAAAGGTCTAAGTCTACCAATTTCTAACCCAATGCCTGCGCGTTTGCTAGCATACTTGGCCATCATTTCACCAGAAGCAAAAATACTGTCAAGATCATCGTCTGTTTTAATCAATACGCAACTACTAAACTGCTTAGTTGGAGTGCCTAATCCTGCTAATACTGGAGTAGCTAGTGTAAACAAGCCGTCACTAGAAGCGTTATAGTATTCACGAATGTATCGCATTCTTGCTGAGTTGGGTTCTTCTTTGTGAAATACTGTAGCTGCTGCGATCATGTATCTGATCTGAGGTGTTTCGTATATTTCTTTTGTAGCGCGGTTTTTTACTAAGTACTTTTCAATCAATTGTTCAATGGCGGCATAAGAATACTGTTCATCTTTCTCATGATCAATAATATCATTCATCTTATTCCAATCATCTTCTGTATACCATTCTAATAATTCTGGTGTATACAACCCAGTGGCTACATTCTTTTTTACAATTTCAAAAAGGTGGGGAGGTTGATATTGACCAAAAACATCTTTTCTTAGCATTGATAAACGTTGCTTACCAGCTACATACTGATAGTTTGTGTGCCCAACGTCTGGGTTATTTTCTACATCAATTAAGTCTACGATAGCTCTTAGTGTTATTTCATCAATGTCGCTTGTTGTAATACCATCAAAAAAGTGCGGCTGCGCTTTGATTTCAATCATTGATTGACTTACATCTGCTGTTCCTTTGCATATAGTAGCTATTTGCTGTTGCCATTTTTCAATGGTCAAGGGCTCTGTGTTCCCTGATCTTTTAGTAACGTAAATCTTCATAGTGTTCCTGTTTTTTGAATGATGGGTGTTATGTCATAGTGTCTAACTACAGTGAAGTCGCTGAGTTTATTATTTACTACAGTGCCGGGCCAGTAATTAAGTACATATTTTGCGCTATCAACCATGACTAATACCACAGATACACTATTATAATCAATAGCATCTACTAAGTCAATGTCGGTTATTCCCAATAAAATTAAAGTATAAATTATGCCCAATGCTCTAGCATATGGGCAATACATATTATCATCTAATAACTGCCATGGATCAGGCCATGATTTTATATCTGCTGGATGTAAATAATGTGTTGTTTCTGGACACTGTTGCCAAAACTTATCTACTTCAACACATTTTTCGTGCAGTGGCAAATGTATTAGGTCAGTTCTTAGGTTGTTCCAAGCTCTAAGTCTAGTGTAAAATTCAAGTTGAAAAGCATTCATATCATATTACTTATCTTGATATAAGTTACCCTATATAAGAAGTGTTTATGCTGATTGTTAAACTTCCGGAAAAAGGCAATTTTGTATAAACTTTTGGACAGTATCTGGATCATAACCTAAACTTTCCATTACACGAGGAGTATGCGGATTTTGCTTTTGATTAATACAATAATTGTTTTGTTGTTGTGTATAGTCTTGATCACTTGTAGCATAGTTAGTTTTCATCCATTCAATATATGAAATCAAATTATTTTTAGATAGCTCAAGTACTTCAGAAAGTTCGTCAATATCTTTAATATTACCTGCTGCAACCATCCAAGGACTAAATATTTTTTTAGCCCATTCAGGCAGTTCACGCTGTTTTGACCATGAATATTTTTTTACTTCTCCAGCAAATAATTCACTAAGAGGATGAGAAGAGTTGTTATTAGTACAAGGACTAAAGTCATGAAATGCTCCTGTAACTTTATTAGGACCCGCAATTAGATCAAACCCGTATATAGGTGCATCTGAGTCAGTATGAGGAAAAACACATAAATGCATCATTAGCAATTTACGATCTTCTCGTTTGTCTACTATGTCTAAGTGGGCCCGCCTAATATACTTAGAAGTATAAACCAAATTGTCCCAAGGAAACTCATGTACTTCGTCAGATCGGTCTAATGTATTTAGTATAGTTTGAAATTCACTTGCGTGTTGTAACAATTTATCAAATATTAAACTCATTAGTAAGTTCCTCAAAAAGATATATCGCATATTGAAATGCTATTCGTGCTTCGGGTCCAAGATCATCGCTAAGCATCATACGTGTTTTATCAATCAATGCTTTTCGCTCAACAAACTCGTACATTTTTCCCTTACCCGGAACTTTAGTTTTTAAAATTTGCCCGCCGTATAAATCACCAAAGTGTCTGGTATATAAGTGAGCAAGTATCTTACCTTTATCAAGTTGATTAAGATAATCAACATACCTGCAAGTAGATTCAAATATTACGTAATGATTTGCTCCTAGTTGCTTTAATTCTGCTAAATCTTCACGAATTAGTTCTGTTCTCTTTATATGAACTATGCCATCAATAAGTATGCCACTGTTTTCTGCTAAATTTTCAATTGCATTATAAATAGGTTCTAGGTTAGTTAAGTAACATGCATATTCGGTGTTAGATATATTACCTGAAAGAAGTCGTTGAGCAAATGGATTTTTTTCTGCTATTTCGTGTAAATCTTTAGTTTGTTCTTTTAACGTCATGTTACATTTTTCTCTATGTATTTTCAGTGTTCTTTTCGTATAGTTATCTTCGTATATCGTTTGATACTTTCTTTTCTAGTGCCCTAATACTTATAGCTAGAGTCTGTTACGTAAAAGCAGGCCCCATAGTCCAACAAACAGCAGAATACCTAACACCTTCCGTCACTGGAAGAACACGATGTTCTAGTATAGACGGAAATACAATAACTGTGCCGCGTGTTTTAGGTGGTGCTATTTTAACTCCTCTAATCTCCAAATCTCCTCCTTCGTATTCTGAAGCATCATTTAATAGAATAGAACAACTTAGCTTACGTTGAAACCCCTCAGTATCAGGTAATTGAGCGTCAATATGCCAGTCATAGTGACCATCTTTTGCGTACCGTCCTATTTGCACTTGTTGAGGGTAATCAATTTGAAATTTCCAACCTGCTAGTTTATTAGCAAGATGAGTATAGTAAAAAGCAACTGCTGCAATAGGAGAAGTGTATTCTTCCCATAAAACTTGCGTGATTCGGACTGAAGGATCTGCCGGGACTCCGGTCTCTCGTACTCGTGCTTCGTCAGCTTTATCCCAGTCAAGCCGGTTAAGTGCATACTCGCAAAAAGCTTTGTCTAATACACCGTCCCATGCCCAGTAAGCATCGTTAAACATTTAAAATCTCCGGTAAAAAGTTACGTCTTAGTTAAACAACCAAACACTAGTTGATTGTTTTTTATTTAGTAATAATGAAACCGTGATTTAATTTTTATTACTCAGGATCAATCATATTAATGTTAAAACTTACCATAATCCGATTATCCTGGGACTTGTTGATCTCAGTCATATGAGGAAGCCAAGAAGGAAAAATAATCATTTGCCCTTCTTCCACTACATGAGTGTGTATAGTAGGCACTGTAGGAAAATCATTATAGTGACGAGTGTACATAGTTTTAGCCACAGCAGAAGGATCTTTAAATAAAAGGTTACCCGCTTTCTCAGGTACTTTTGCATAAAACACTCCACTCAACATTGAATTTGAATGAATATGCTCTGGTATATACGTGCCCGGTGGATATATCGTAACCCAGCTATTAACAAACGACATAACACCGGTTGTATTATTTACACTGGCGATCATTGCATTAGCAAAGTCATATAAAAAAGTCATTACATCTTTCCAGTCAGGATCGTCCAAAAGAGACTGTGAACTAAAAGATGTAACTCCGTATTGATTAAAATCTTCCTGAGAAGAAGATGATCTTCCGTAATTCCATCCTTCAGACACTAGTTTTGCATCGTGTGCATTCTCTCTAAACTGTAACGCCAGCGCACAAATTTTTTCACGAATATCAATATCGTGACTATTTCCAATAAGTAGTGGTGTTGCAAAAATTCCACTTAAAAAAGTACTCATGAATTACCCTTGGTTGGTTCAGTAGGCCAAATAACATCACTGTCCGACTGTGCTGTGCTATAAACCGATGTAAGGTCTCGCAAAGCTTGACGGTAATTTGCCCATTCTTCTTTTTTCTCCGCAGATAAAGGACTATCTACTGCTAGAGTCCAGTCACATGCTGCTAGTAAATAACTGCGGCGCCTTCTAATAAACTGATCAATAAGCTCTTCTTGTGTAAACTCACGAACAGACGCCCGATTTCTGACTACTCCGTCTGTATCCATGTAATAATCAGTTGTGTGAATGGTCACTGCATTTGGTGCGTCTTTGAAACGTTCAAATTTTGCATATCCAAATTCTTTTAAAACATTATCGTCCAAATAAGCTACTTCCAGTACGTCTTTGAGATTGTCTCCTGACATTGGATGATTCATTGGATTATTATTTTCATCTAATTTAATATAAAACATTTAACTCTCCTAAATTAAGCCGGGCCGCTAGGTGTAACGTCTGCGGTATTTGTACTAGGGAATGCTCGGCCGGATCCCCATATAATACGTACTGCGCCTAGTCCGCCATTTCCAGATGAAGATGGCCAACTAGTGCCCGGACCGCCACCGCCACCACCGTAATCTCCGCCTTGAATGTTGTCTGAACTTTGTCCCGAGCCGCTGAATGGATTTTCACCATACATTCCGTTACCGCCACCACTAAAGCCCGTGCCGCCGCTTCCGTAACTACTTACGTTGGTGTAGCCAGTAAACGGATTGTAGAATGCATTACCTGAACTAGGATAACTGGTTTCGCCTAGAACGCCTGTTCCTCCGCCTGAGCCAGTACCGTAAGTAGAACTATAAGAGGATCCGCCATAAGCGCCGCGAACTGTAGGGTAATTCCAAGTCTCATTAACATCACCGCCTCTTCCAGAATATCCCCCGGCGCCGCCGCCACCTGACCAGGAACTGTTAGCCTGTCCACCTGGTCCGCCTCCGTCACCTACATAACCACCGCCGGTATTACCTCGAACATTAGGGCCGGTAGCATAACTACCAGAGCCAGAATTGTTACCGCCACCGTATCCTGAAACAGTAGCTAAAGAGATAAAGTAAGAGTCACCGCCTTTCAGTTGTGTAGCGCCACTACTACTAGTACTAATTCCCCTTCCGCCAACTACTACAGTGTACGCAGTACCGGGAACAACTGTAATATTGTTTTTCCATCCTAATCCAGCTCCGCCGCCAGCTGGATTAGCCCAGTTGTCTTGGCCGGCTCCGCCGCCACCTATAGCTACTACAGAAACAGAAGTAACTGATGTTGGTGCTGTCCATGAGTAAGTACCAGAAGAGTTATATAAGTTTTGACCTTGAATCAACCCTAAGTAATAAGTCCAAGTAAAGGCCTTAACAGCAACATAAATTCCGTTAGTAGCTGTTACTGTAAAGGTATACGGACCGGCAAATCCTGTAGGACTTGCCGGGGCAGTTCCTGAAAGCACTCCAGCAGAGCTTAGTGACGCCCATGATGGAAGAGTTCCTCCAGTGAGCGTATGTACTACCGTACCGGATGATGCCGTTGCTTGTGTAGCAGTAGATGTAAAAGCTGAAGACGGAGTAACTGCTGAAGGCAAAACAGTTGAACTAAACACTGGATAAGCAGGATTGACAACTGTTGAAATAGTTTCAGTGAGAGTACCAGTACTCTCAGCACCAACTGCATTAATAGTATACGAGTATGACCCGGTTGATACGGATGAACCTATAGTCAGTACACCAGTAGAGGAGTTTATTGATATACCAGAAGGAACTGTGCCAGATAGCGACCAAGTCGCAGGAGTTAGAATCGTGTTTGAAAAAATAGAATAACTATATGTAGCAGCCGTACCCGTTCTTGCAAATGTTGAACTGGCTCCAACAATCTCATTTAAACTAAGAGCGGACCATGTAGGAATAGAACCATTACTAAGCAGGTACTTACCAGTTTCACCTACTGCCGTTGGAATAGCTTGCGGAACTCGGTTATCAACATATGCTTGTTGTGTTGCTATTTCTGCTTGCACGAAACCTGAAACCGCAAACTCAGTGGGAACGGCTAAGTTAGTTGGGGAGGCGCCGCCCATAGTAACATCAGAAGAAAACTCATTAATTGTTTCCCCTAACTGAGCACCGATAGAACCAAGTTGTAACGATGTTAATCCTGATAAATTGAACGCATTTGCGTTTAGTGTTGCTGTACCCGTACCCTGATCAACTGTAAAGTATTCACCTACTCTAAAGTTACCGTCTTGGTCTGTAGATACATAATAAACACGACCCGGGAATATTTCTTCAACCTCTTGACCTTGGGCAGGCGGTTGAAGTGGAGTGTTAGGATAGTTAGTAGTAGCTATACCGCCCGTTCCTATGCTTAAAAAGTCGTGTCCTGTTAATCGGATCTGTGAATACTTATAGCGTATTGTTACTACTGTGCCGTCTGGAGACGCATCTGGTTTTTCTTGAGCTAATGCTATAATCATAATGCTTGAGCTATTAACATAAGTACCGGATACTGACTGAATAACATATGAAAACGCATCGCCTGTTAATTGTATACTTGCTCCCGGTAATGGTTCAGCACTTAGACCGTTCATTACGAGTAATACACCTTTTTGACCAGTAACACCGCTAGCGTTATTAACAATAGTTAGAGTATTCCCTGTTCCGTCAGTAATATCTTCTCCTTGCACAAATACAGGTGATCCACCTGTATATTTTATATAAAGTTTAGCGGCGTTAGCCTGTCTATTAGTGATAATTGCAGTGGCGCCGGATGTTACTCCAGTGGCTGTTAATCCCGCCGTGAACCCTGTAGTGATAGGGTCAGTAGTAACAGTAAGTTGTGTACCATAAAGAGCACCTAACAGAGGTACTTCAGTAGTATCAAACCCGCGAGCAGCGACACCCCAAACACCGTATGAGTTATTACCATTTAGTGCTCGTATAATTCCGCCGCCCGATGTAGCGTATCCAAAATAACAAAAATATGTAAAGCAAGAAACTATTTCAGCTTTACCTTGATTTCTAACATAATATCCTATACCCAAATCATTAATAATAGTAAATGCATGGAAAAGCATTGACTTGTTACCGGATGCATGAGCAGATCCGTCTACATAACCACCAACACCGCCGGGGGATATTGCAGAGCATTCTACAATGTAAGGTGACTTACTAGTAACCGGGGACGCAGGATTAAATCCAACAAACACCCCTTTAATAACAGAAGTAGTAATGTCAGCTGGTGTAGATCCAGCAACCCAGCCGGTCATACCAGTAAATGTCATGCAGTTTAATATAGACGCATTAGACATTTGCCACATCATGGATTGATTGTTTGGTGTAACTCCGTCAGCAGCTAAACCAGCTGCTGGAGTAACAATAACAGTACGTTGATTATCACCTACAATAGCAGTGTTAGGAGGTACAACAATAGGAAGCGCAGCTTCTTGGTATGTACCAGTCTTGACAAAGATTGTAGACATTTGTCCAACAGTAACAGCGGCAACAGCAGCTTGTATACTAGCAAACGGTAATGCTAAACTAGTACCTGGGTTACTATCATTTCCGTCCGGAGAAACATAAAATACATTAGGTGATCCAGTAGCATTGATCCAGTCAATTGTGGCACCATCAGCATTTACTGTTAAAGAATATCCTTCTTCACCTACACCTATGATAGGAAGTACATCATCAGCACCTTGTGCAAAGAACTCCCATTTGCCAGCAACAAATTCAGTATTAAAGTTACCTCCAGAAGTAAAATCTTCTGTAGCAATATAAGATGATCCTACATTGCGAACAATATCATTAGTCAAATATGGAGTAGCAGAAGTCCATTCATTTCTCCAGCGAATACCGCCGTTAAATATTTCCCATTTACCAGCAGCTAAATCAGTTGCAAACACTCCTGAATTATTTTGTATTAAGCATGAGTAAGTATTTCCGCCGTATACAACAATATCATAAGGAAGATATAATGTTGCAGTAGTCCAGGGGCCGCGATTGCGTAAACCTGAAACAAACAAAGACCATTTACCGGCAGCTAAGTCAGTTGCAAACACCCCTGAAGTGTTTTGTATTTCACATGCATAGCTATTAGCACCAAACTGTACTAAATCATTTACATAATAAAGAGTTGCGGTTGCCCATGCACCTCTGTTATCAAACGATTCTATAAATAGAGTCCAATAAGTTGCATTTGTTGGTATATTACCAGTAGTGTTGGCTATAGCAACATAAAGATTTGCACCATATGCTACAATATTGCCCGGGACATAAGCTGTAGCGCCATTATATACGCCTTCAGGAGAAATACCCTCAACAAAAGGATCCCAATATGTTGCGTTTGTTGGTAAGTTATTATTAGTAGTACCTTTAGCAATATATGTTGAGGGACCGTAAGTAACTACGTCATTTGCTTGATAAGTTGTGACACTGCTGTATTCCCCCTCAAATTGAATGCCTTCAACGAATTGAGACCAAACAAGCGGGAACAAATCTGGCTGTTTGTTAAGGTTGTCATCAAGAGCAACATATACAGTAGAACCATATGCAACTGCATCGCCAATGTAATATTGTGTTGCACTGTTCCAAGTACCAAGAAAGTTAATACCTTCTACCATTAAAGCCCAGTAGGCTGGATCAGTAGGCTCGTTGCCGTTAGTTTTTACAACATTTATATAAACATAAACATTACCGCCGTAGCGCACTACGTCATTTAATTCATACTGAGTTACAGAGCTATATGTACCGGCCCAATAAAATCGTAATTTTCCTAAATCAATTAGTTGACTCATATTACACTAACCTCATAAGTAAATGACCGTTAGTACCCCAAAGAAACTCAATAGTATCTTTAGACCAAATCCATTGTTTATAATCATTTTTATCAATTATGTAAGGTACTGGTAATGAAACTGGAAGATCACCGTCCAACACTTCTATATCTAAATTTCCGTCGTCTGGTGTAAGCCTGAAACCGTAAAATACTTTATCGGCTAAGTCAGTACCGGTATAAAATCCGCCCATTATGATACTCCTTGTAAAATTGAAAACATCACATCAATACTAGCCGCTACCTTCGCTGATACTACTAACTTATCACCGGTTAATAACACTAATTTGTTGCCTTGCATTAATGCAGAGGGGTCACCTGCTTCTATACGATTATCTTTGTATATAAAAGTATCAGTTGATGCTCTGCGTGTTTTTATTGTAATAGGTACAGTACTAGATAATAAATTGCTAACACTACATCCTATTACGATTGATTTAGATGGTGCAGTATAAACTTCTACGTCGGTTGTACCTACGTTGTTTGCTATTGCATTAGTGAATGTTGTTGGCATATTTGTTTCTCAAATGTTACTTATATCTATTATTTATTTATCTTTATTTATCTTACATCTCTAATTCGTTAGTGAGTTTTATAAAATTTTATATCACTAATATTGTGTATTTCCTAGTTGTGCTACTAATGCCCTTATTTGTTCTTCCAATTCAGCAACTCGCTGAGATGACCGATTTAATCCTGCTTCATCTAATCCTCCACCACCAAAAACGATTGCAGCCGTAATAGGATCTAAATCAAAAGTAGGTGCTGGGCCAGTTGCCCCTGTTAATCCAGTAGCACCAGTTGGTCCAGTAGCACCAGTTGGTCCGGTAGCGCCGGGTTCAATACTAATTAATATGTTCCAAACGACACCGGTATATTCCCATGTGTTTCCGTTAGGATCTATATATTGTTGCCCTACTGTAGGATTGTCTGGAAAATTTAACGCCATAATAAGAGTCTCTCTTTGTCTTTATATTTATCAACTATATGTAGCATTCAAAGTATACCATTGAGTAGTAGTAGTAGATATAAAATCTAGTCTTGCGCCGGCTGGTTGAGAGTACGCAGCATTAGCTGATTGTGAATTTATTATACCGCCGGATTCTGGATAAACTAATAACGAATTAGCACTCGTATTTAAGATTGTTATTCTCATGCCGGCAATAGCGTTTGGTAATCTAACTCCTTCACTTGAAGCTACAGTTGATACTACATTAAATTGTGTTGTAAGCCCGGTTGCATTTGATTGTACAGTGCCTGCCGCTGAAATTCCTGTTCCCACTGATGCAATAGAATAAGAAGAAGATGTTATATTTGCAACGCTAATATTGCCTGTAACCGTTAATACTGAAGTTGTTTTGTTGAAAGTTAAATTAGCACTACCATTTGCAGTGCTGGCATCATTGAACACTATTTGAGTGTTGCTACCCGCTATCGGTCCAGTAGCACCTGTTGCTCCGGTTGGTCCTACGTCACTAATGTTAATTACACCCTGCATTGCTGAGTGAAATTGACATATATAATATAAAGTGCTAGGTGCATCATAAGGAACTGCAAACGTTATAGTTCCGACAGCAGTGCCGTTATTTGTTACTCCGTTAGAATAAGCATTGCCTGTACCAGTAACTGGTGTAGTTTTTATCCAAAATGGATGACCGCTTGCATTTACCGAAAATACATATGTAAATCCTCGTAACAAATACAGTGCAGGGTTATTTGAACCATCAATTGTAAATGCACTAGCTCCACTATTTGTTACATTATACGTCCTGGATCCGGATAATCCAGTAGCGCCGGTAGCTCCGTCTACTCCATTGAGTCCAGTTGCACCGGTAGCACCTGTAGCCCCGCCGGGGCTACCTGCAGGTCCGCTAGC